AAAAGAACGCCACCAGCTCAATCATTTTTTCAGCGTGTCCACCGCTTCGCGCATGACGTCCGTAAACGCCGTCAGAGCCTGCTTGTTGGCCTCGTCGAAGCCCGGTCGCATGAATGGTTGCGCGGGTCCGTGCAGGCCCAGTTCGACGAGGAATCCATAGACACCCGGCGACTGCCTGCCTTCGGCGCTCTTATACTCCGGCCCGATGATGACGACGCCGGACTCCTCCTTCGGCGACAGTTTCACCTTCATCACCAGCGAGTCGCGCAACTCCCCCGGACGTTTCTGTAACGTTCCCTTGAGCAGCACGGGAACCTTCGGCCTGATGGCGTCCAGCAGCACGTTGCCGCCTGCGACCAGACCTTTGCGCACGGCGCGCTTGGCGAGCTTCTGACCGGCCTGCGCGAGCGCGTCCTCGACGCCTTTCAAACCTTCGACATTGACGGTGACATTCATTGGCTGAGTCCAAGTGCAAGGCAGTTCAACACCAGCACGACGTTACGTTCACCGAGGTTTTCGATGGACTGGATGAGATAGCTTCCGTTCAACGAGTCGACCCGCATATTCGCGCGTATGTTCTGCTGCCAGTAAATCTTGACGGTGAGGAATAGCTGCGTCGTGTCCTGTCCCGCCTTGATGACTTCGGAACCACGCACAGGGTCGATCTGCGCCCATGCCTTCAGGACGGGTCGCCACTGCGATACGGTGCCGGATGCGTCTTCAACAGTGACACTCTCGAAGATCGTCACAATGTGGACCATTGCGCCGGGGTCGATCATTGGCCAAGGCAACGGCATTTATCGCGCCCTTACCAGCGAGCCATACGTCAGGCACGACGTGACGGTGTATGGATACTCGGACGCATCGGTGACGCCCTTTTCAAATGGGAGACGGCTGTTGTACCAGTGGGAGACGAGAAGCTTCATGCCGACCTTGACGCGCGCGCCGGGGCCAGACCACCACGGATGATCGACTCCATAGCCGCTGGTGAAGCGAATCAGAATTGAAGACGACGGCCACGGCGTGAACGTCGGCCACGTTGCGTTATAAGGCGGTGCAAGAATGCCCGGTCCTTTGGACGCGTCCGCTATATAGTCGGTGTTCTCTGTCATGGTGGTGTTATTGCCGTTCGAGTCGCGGTATTGCACAAGGTCAACAGAGATAAGCGGAGCAAGCATCTCGATGCGGTACGACGGCCAGTAATCATGATGAAGGTCCCACTGCTTCCGTACCAGATCGCGGCCCTGCAAAATTTCAGCCTGTTCGCGCGCTGCCGTGATGAGCAGGCGCAACTCGTCGTCCTCGGCGTTTTCATCCGACGAACGGTCTGGAACCTTCAGGTAAGACTTGATTTCAATCAGCGAGATTGGCTCGACGAAGGTCTGTTGCGGCGAGGTCTCGGTGAGGTTGATGCTCCCATAGGTGACCAGCGCACCGTACAAGCCGAGGTTGCCGTATGTCCCGTAGGGACCGACTCCTCCAAATGGATACCAGCTACTCATAGCGGACGCACCTCAAGCGGGCCAGCCCATTTGAATGCCGAGTCAGCCGGGAACAGATCGCCGACGACCATGTGGCGGTATCGGTCTTCGAAGTCGTTGTCAGGGTCGATGGAGTTGTACCAGTGGAACTTGCGCACGCGGTCTTCTTTGTGCAGATAGCCGTAGTGAAGCAACCGAACCGGAAGAGGGACAGCCCCATCGAGCAACTGTGCCGGTGCCGAGGAGCAGTGAAAGTTGCCACCGTACTCCGTGCGCTTGAATGTCAGGTTTGTGCCGGTCAGACGGAACAGCGACGGGCGACGAAACTCCGCATACCAGCGGTCGACGCGAATCTGATCCTCGCGGTCCCAGAGATAGACGACGTGCATGGTGCCGGATGTGACTTGACCCGCCGCGATTACATCCCTGAGTGCGGGAACGTCGCGGCTATCGAGCGCCTCGTCGCCGTCAACCATCAGGCAATAGTCGCCAATCTCCGCTCCAGCCTTCCATACCTCAGCGAGCAAGTAGTCCTTGTCGCGCGCCTCGTGGATGCCGTCGAAGGGTGACTGGATGACGGTGCAGCGCAGGTTCTCACAGATGCTCACGGTGTCATCGGTCGAGTGGTCATCGAACACAAAGATGCGCTCGCAGACCGGGCGTATGGAATGGATGACGCGCTCGATCCACCGCGCTTCGTTCTTCACTCGCAACATTCCGTATGTCATTTAGAGAGGGTGCGCCCCATACTTGCGGACGAATATCTCGCGGTTCTCTTCAAAAGCGGCGGTCGGATACTGATCACCGCGAAACGTCGACTTCAACGACGCATGGTCGACGAAGCAGTGATCAAAGACGCCGATTTTCAACCCATGCTGCCGGACCCGCAGACAGTAGGAGTCGTCGTCGTAGCCGTACCCGGTGAACTCTTCGTCGAGCATGCCGACCTTGTCGATGGTGCGTCTGGGGATGAGGACGCAGACGAAGCAAACCATGCGGGGAACCTCACGCAACCCGACACCGTGCGGTATCTGGTGCTCCTGACCCGTCACGTTCGTCACTGCGGCGATGATCCCGAACTCGCGATGTTCGTCTGCCTGCCGTTGCATGGCGGTGAAGCCTCCCATCGTGCGAAGCATGGCGTCGTCGTTCAACAGCATCACGTCGTTCTGACCGGCTGCTTCAATGCCGATATTGCAGTTGCGGGCATAGATGAATGGGGTCTCCACTTCGCGCACGCGGTAGTGCCGGGACGCTGGAATGAACTCCCTATGGTTGCTGCGGTCCCAAACGACGATGATGTCGTCGTTGTAATCGTGGCACTGGACCGCATTGACACAGGGACCGAGGTTCGACAGGGTGCGGCTCGGGATGATGACTGATAGTTGTCTCATGGCTGTTCGGTAATTGGCTTCCAGTTGTCGCCCATCATGCGCGGGCTGGTGTTGCCGGTGTGAATCGTTGCGTACATCATATTTCCGGCATCAACGCTGATGAGCCGCCCCGCTGAACTTGCTACAGACACGAAGGCGTTGTCCTCGCCAACGTTCTTTGCTTCAAACGGGTGCGCCTGCCACCAACTGCGCCGGTAGCAGAGCGATGTGCCAAGTGCGTATCCTTTCGTGCCTTCGTACTTCCACCACCCAACGCCATCGGAGAAGCGCATCGAGTGGTAGCCGCTCACCGCGTAGTCGCCTAAGCGGTCGACCTGATCGGCAAGGCGCTCCGGTTCGCTCCAGTCATCATCATCCCAGTGGCAGATGACGTCGCCGGAAGCGATACCGCAACCAAAATTGCGTTTCTCTCCGATACTGCGCGCGTCCGCGAGGTGGACCAGCCGTATGCGGTCATCCATCGGAACCAGATCACGAACGTCCTCGCCGTCGGCCAGAATCATCAACTCGCGGTGAGGGTAAGTTTGCCCCTGAAAGCTCGCTATCGACTTCGGCAACCACTGCCGCCGATTGCGTGTCAGGCACATGCACGTCACGAAACGGTCGTTTCGGGCGCACCTCTGGCGCTTCGGTTGGACGCATTGGCTTCGTCTCGTAGAGCACCTGTGGCGGCACAGCCTTTCGAGCCAAGCCACCTGCGACCAGTTGCTCAGCGATGTCGTCGGTCGTTTCAAACTCCTGATGCGGTGCGACCACGCCATAGTCTCCGGTCAGTTGACAGTTTGCGATCAATCTCATTGTGTTCGATACCTTTTGCATGGACTCAAGTCGAAAAAAAAGGCACCGCCATCTGGTAGCGCAGTGCCTTTGTGCAGCTTAGGAACCGACGGGAGAACTGGTGAACGTTCCGGTGACGTAACTCGCCGGGCGTTTCACGATGAGCACGAGGCGCTTCTCTGCCCGTACCGCAACCAAGTTCTTCGTGAAGTAGTCCTGATGCTCAGTCGATATCTCGACCTGCATCTCCATGCGGTCGCGGATCTCCGAGGCAATCGGATTGCCGCTGCCGACAAGGAAAGTGCCGTTAGTGATGGACGTTGTGTAGACGACGGTGAGGCCGAAGAGTGACGGCGACACGTCGGCCTGTGGATCACCGAGGATATAGCGACCGAAACTATCCTTGGTGAGGCGCATTCCCCACCAGTCATTCGGGTGCAAGACAATGAAGGTTGGATCGAGTTCCTTCGCAGCGGTGATCTGCTGGATGGCTCGACCAACGATATCGATCTTGTTCCAACCGTTCCCGAGCAGGCTGGTAACGAACGGCGTCGCCTGCGGTATCAGGCCGTGCAAGTTCTCACCAGTGTTGTCGCCAGAGAGCATTTGCTGCTCTTCAGCGAGGTTGACGTAGTACGGCATCGCGGAGTTGATGAAACCGTTCAGCTCCGTGAAGTCGTCGAGGATTTGCTTGGTTGCCGGAATCCACGTTGCAATCGTGCGAACCTTCTCGCTGATCGATGTAAACGTGAGGGTGTTCTCCGCCTTCTGCGATGCTTCAACCACAGGCGACGCGATAGCCATCGGAGTCGTGACCTTCACGAAGTCAACGACCTGCATCGCGGTTGGCCGCGAAGTGAGCAGATCGCGCACCTTCAGTACCTGCCGCGCTTCCATGGTGATACCCGGAATGCGGTCGATCTGAAGAACGCCCGTCGTGGACAGCCCCACTGCGCCCGAGGTAATGGTCGTCTTGCGGCCCATCAACTCATCGATATCCTTGCCCTTCAGTTGAATAACCGCGCTGCCTCGGCGATCCTTCATCAGCCGCTGCATGCTCTCGGACTCCTTGATCGTCTTCTCCAGCGTGCCGCCTGCCGGAACGTCCTGCGCGATCTTGTCGGCCAGTTTTACGTCGAGCGCGTCATATTGCTTCTGAAGCGATTCGACTGCGGTTTTGGTTGATTCCGCCATGGTGCCGTTCTTCTGCTGTTCTTCGGCGGCCTTGGCAAAATGTGTTTCGAGTTGGGTCTTCAAATCGGCTAGTTGCTTTTCAATGGGGTCCATGTGGGTCTCCTGATTCACAAAAAAGGCCCCGCATCTGCGGAGCTTGTTGGTGGCTTCGGTTGTTTCCCCGGCTTACTCCGACGGAGGAATAATCCTCTTCATCGCATCGAGGAGCTTTGTCACTGCCGAGTGGTCAACCGGCTCGGGAATTATCACCACGGCTTTCGCGTCAGCAGTGTCGTCGACCGATTCATCATCGTTCGTGTCGTCGTCGGCTGGATCAGCGAAAAGTGCGCTGAGAATGTCGTCGAGGCTCTTCACGTGAGCGTGAGCCTCCTTCAAACTTTTAACAGTGGCTGTGCTGAGCTTCCGCCCTTCCTTTAGGTGCAGGATGCTGCGTTTGGCCTTGAGCGCAATGCCATCACGCTTCATCGTTTCCATGTCGCCGTACTCTTCCGTGAGGTAGGCAAGATAGAGCGGGAGATAGCTAAGGTAGGCGACGGTGAACTGTTGCAGTGTGATTTCAGCAGCGGTCACCTTGTCTGCGCTGGACATGCCGGTCGTCCAGACCAGAGAGCAAAGCGCGGTGTGTAACGCGCACATCATTTGATAACCGGCGTCCTGTAGCTGCACTTCGGCAAGCTCAGTGTCGAAGTCCTCTTTGTTTTCCTTCATGGCTTTGATCGCTGTTACCATCGCGGCCTCATTCATGGGAAACGTGACGATGCTGCCTTCCCATAGGCGAAGCTCTTTTAACCGGCGCACCTTGCCTTCGACCGCTTCCTTGATGGTGTCGTAGCCGATGGACAGCCCCTTGATGATCCCCGCCTTCAAAAGCAGGTAGGCTTTCTGCGCCATCGGCAGGTCCATGAGTAGTTGCCCATTGACACGCAACGCGTCGGGACCGTCGATCAGAGTCAACTTGCCGATTGGCTCCTCTGTATCGTGCTGCCAGAGAAGAGGCACTTCGGAGCCGTGCTCCTGAATGGTCTTGGTGAACGCTCCAGCCTCGATCAGGTCTTTTCCCAAATCGACATTGTTGTAGACGGCAAGGAGACCCTCGAATGAGCCATCGGCACTGATTGCTTTGATTTCGATAGAGAAGCGGCGTTTCCGTTGATCGATGTTTGGCATGATTATTTTCCTTTCGTAGTGCTTAGCCGCCGAGTCGCACTAGCGCAGGCGATTGAGTTGCAGGAGGCACTTGACTGCCGGGGATGATCTGCATGTTGAGCTGAATATGATGGGCATCGCCACCGTCGACTGGGTTCCAACCTTCCTGATCGCGAACCTCGTTGACGCTGTTGACGCCGTTCTGCAAGAGCGTGGCGTAGCCGGTAACGCGACTCTGGAAGTCGCCTCGCAGAAGAGCGTCGAGGTCGTGGCGGAAGAAGTATCCCTTCGCGCGCTCATCAGACGTCAGCACGCACCGCATCAACTCTTCCTCCCAACGGGTGAGCCATGCCGTCAGTGTCAGCTTCACAAACTCCAACGCCAGTTGCTCGATATTCGAGAACGTTGCTCTCGACAGGTCGCCGACCATGTGCGGCGATACGCGGAACCAACGGCATATCTCGTGAATATTGAACAGCCGGGTCTCAAGCATCTGCGAGTCGACGGCGTTGAGGCCGATCTGCTGATACTTGATGTTGTTTTCCAGAATCGGAACCTTGTGCGGCTCCGCGTAGGTCTTCTCCCAGTCGCCACGGAACTTGTCGAAGCTAGCATCGCTCTCGAACTTCTTCTCCATGTTGAGCAGGTACGGCAAGCGCCCGCCACTGGCATAGAATCGCGCGACGTGGCGTTCCGCCGATATCGCGGTGCCGATGGATTGCCGCGCCATCGTGATGACGGAGAAGCCGCGAATGCCGTCGAATCCCAGTCCGCGAAGGTGGAGGATATCCTGTGGCTTGTTTGGCTCAACCGTGTAGGTCCTCTCTGGTTCAGTCCCTTCCTTCACGACATAGACGAGGCGCTTCTGCCCGGTCAGTTCCCGCGTGGGAAGCACCTGCGCGTGATCGAGCGGGCGAAGCTCGATGGCCGAACCAGTGCCGCTGCGACGGATGATCTGCGCGTATCCGTTGCCGTGCAATAGGCACTGGCTGGTGCGGCTTTCACGGAAGCTCATTGCGGTCATCTCCGCGTTGATCGAGTGAAGGAGGCCGGAGTACATCGGGTGCTCCGTTGCCTCCCGCTTGCCGGTGGCCGTGTTCTGCATCATGACCAGAGGGAGAAAGCCAACCGACTCGCTGATCAGCCGGTTGCACGCCCACACCACCGAATGATTGAGCGAGGTCTCGACGCTGACCGGCTCGCCCGACCATGCGGGCATCCCGCCCGAGAGAAGGGAATAGATGCCGGGATAGCCGTTGCGCGAATACCAGCCTGCGTTGACGGCGTCAAAACTGATACCGGCACCCTTGAGGTTCAGTTCGATAGTGCGATCATCGAATGCGCTCCTCACGTTCTTCGCTGCTGTTTTGAAAGCATCGGTAATTGCTGGAAACACTAGTTGAGGCTCCGCAGTCCGGTGTAAGTGATGGTCTGAGATTCGGCCACCAATGCGCGATTGAGAAGCGTGACGGTGGCCGCCATACCGTCGATGCGCTTCGACGACTTGAGGCGTTCCGGCTTCGTGGGTTGGCAGTTGTCTTTGCGGTCGTATTGCAATTGCAGACACGCCGCGTGCCAGTTATAGACGGGGTTGTTGCCGTGGCGAATCTTCCGGTCGAGATACTGAGACAGAATGAATTTTGTCGGGAAGCCAAGCTGCATGAAGTTCTGCTGCACCTCGACGGCTTCGATCCCTTCGTCGAGCAGCTCCATCGCTTCAGTGCGGAAGTTGCACCGGTCGAAGGCAAGCTCGCGAAGCTCGAACATCTCCCGGCCCCAGCGGATGCGATCCTTCACCACGCGGAGGTCGATGGCGTTGCCGCTGGTCGCCGTGACGAAGCCACGCCGCACCCAATCGGTAAACGGCAGGCGGCAGATGCGTTCCAGCTCCGGCACTCGCTCCTCCGGCACATAGAAGAACGGAACGAATGTCCATGCATCGATATCGTCGGATGGCGCAAAGCCGAACACGACAGCCGTGAAGTCGGTGGTCCATGAGGCGTCGACACCGACCCAACACGGCTTGTCGAGCAGCCCCCACTTTCGTATCAACAGGTCCACGTCATACGTCGGCCAATCGCGGAGATCGACATCTCCACCGCACGCCTGCCACTTGGCCATGTCGATGATCGGCTCCTGCTGCGTGGCAATCGGCATATTGAGGTGATAGCGGAGATATTTGCTCCGCTGTGCGGGCTGCGCCAGCGCCTTGTCCATCTCGCGCACGATGGAGGCGTCCTTGAGAAAGCCGCCGCGATCCTCGTGGCTCGGGTTGGCGGCGACGCGCGCCTCGCGAGACTTCCAATACTCGGGATCGGCTTCGAGCTTCTTCTTGTCGGCCTCCCAGATGGCGGCATAGAACCCTGCCGACGACACAGAGCCGTCGATGACCTTCTTCGCTACCTCGTACTCCTGAAACCAGAGTGGCGACTCGTACTCCGCGCCTGCGGTGGTGATGGCGAGGTCGAGCGGTTCGTCGCGTGAAATCTGCCCCTTGGTGGTGACGTCGTATAGCGTCTCGGCCTTCGAACTCTTCCAGCGGTGCATCTCGTCGCGGATGAGCAGGCTGGGCCGGATGCCGTCCTGCACGTCGCCGTCAGCCGAGAGCACCTGATAGGAGCCGCCGCCGTCTCGCCGCACGATCCGCTTGGTGCTCGGGATCACTTTGAGACGAGCGCGCAGATCTGGATTCGCGCTGACGAGCATGGCTGCGGCCTTGAACACAATCCCGGCCTGCTCTTTAGCGGCGGCAGCGCCGTAGGCTTCGGGATTCAACTCCGTCTCCATGAGCATGTGATAGATGGGAAGACCGCCGGTGAGAAACGACTTGCCGTTCTGCTTCGCCGTCGAGATGTAGCCGCGCTGATACTGGCGCTTGCCATCTTCCGCTTGCACCGTTCCGAAGATGTCACGCAGCACCGTGCGATGCCAATCGAGCAGGCGATAGCCGAGTGGCGGATAAAGAATCTCCGAATAGAAGCGTTCGACCTTGCACGCCTTGCACTGCGGCCTGCCGTTTGCGCGAGTCTCGCACCATGTATCCGCATTGCAGTAGTCGCATGTGTTTGGCTTGTACTCAGCCACACAGCTTCATCTCCAGCGCGTCCATCGCGCCGCCGTCCGCTGCGGCATCGATGCGGGAACGCGACGATGGCGTAAGGCCGAACTCTCTGCGCTCGATGATGACGCGCGCGGCAAGATGGCCGACTGCGCTCATCGCCATGCGTCCGTTTTTCATGGTGAGCAACATCATGATTTCGCCGTGCTGGAGCCGCTTGCCCTGCGCCTTCGCCTCGCGCTTGATGGCGCTAGCCATGCTCCAGATGCCTTCATAGGCCGAGGCCAGCATCGCTTCGTCTTCGGATAGCTGCCAGAGAGCGCGGCGATCCACGCGGCGCAGGATTGCAGCGCTCGCCATCTCTCCGACCAACTCGTCCCAGACGCCGCTCGCTGCGCGACTGATCTTCTTCGGCTTCGATGGGATGCCGGGAGCGAACTGCGGCTCGTTCAACGGCAGCGGACGACGCGATGGATTGCCTTCGATCCGGCGAAGCTCGGTCGGTTTCGGTGCTGGTCCTCTCAGGCCCACGCCGCTCCTTTATGGCCCAGCGAGCAGATATAACTTGCAATTGTGTGAAATCGGAGCGCTGCTGGTGATGGTTCCAAGGAGGAACGAACATGAAGACCAAGCAGACCAAAGCCGCCACCACCACCAAGAAGGCCACCACCACGAAGAAGGCCACCACGAAAAAGAACCCCGCCAAGAAGACGCCCAGCAAGACCGCTGCCGCCAAGCCGACCAATTGGGCCGCTGGAGGCGCACAGTCGCCCACCACGCCGCCCAAGGCAGCAACGGCGGGGAAACCTACCACCCCGCGCAAGGATGGCACCAAGGCCAAAGTCGTGGCGATGATCGGCCAGAAGGGTGGAGCCACGCTGCCGAAGATCATGGAAGCCACCGGCTGGCAGGCTCACAGCGTCCGTGGCCTGATGGCGACGCTGGGCAAGACGATGAAGATCGAGAGCCTGAAGAACGAGGCTGGCGAGCGCACGTATGTGCATCACGCGTAGGCTCCGGTCGGTTCGGCAGAGGCGGCAGCGATGCCGCCTTCGCTCGTTCTGGACGCCTTCAATTCGTCGAACGTCCCGCCGTCGGCTTCGAGCGTGGCCTGCTTGCCG